ATGCCACAGCTAGGAACTAATGAAAGCTATGTTAAATGGAGTATAGGAATAGTCCAAGAGCAAAGAATATCAATGACAAAAAGAAGCCTTAACCTTATAAAAGCTTATCGCAATTATTTATGGAAAACAGACAAGGAAGGGAAGGTATTAAATGAACCAGACCATTATTTAAGCGACTGTATGGATGCAGTCCGCTACGGAATAGTTAGTTTAGCACCTATAATAAATAAACAAGACTTTTTAAATAACATACCAATAATTATAAGGGATACAGAAGAAAAAAATCCCGCAAGATAATATGAAAATAAAAGTAAAATTAACAATAGGAACTAGAAAATATACAAGTGAGGGATCTACACTTGAAGATGCTATGGATAAAATGAAGACTCCTAGTAAGATAAGTGTTATGGGAAACATAAGACTATATAAGAATGGTAAGTTTGTTAAACAATTTCCAATGACACTACCTAGACTTAGGAGATTATTTAATACAAGACTAGCTTTTAAACAATTATTCGTTAAGAACCTTAATTTATTTCTAAAATAAAAATATGATAGCAAGTAACATATTTGATTTTGCAAAACAAGAATTATCTAAATACCAAAATCCTACCGAGGTTGTAAGTGGTTGGGATTGGAGTATGCAAGAGCATATCAAAACATCAATACTATATAAGAACGGAAGGCTATTAACAGGGAATATAGATGATAAGCCTGTTAAAAACATAATACTTCCTATCCTTAACCTAGAATATAGAGCAGAAGATATTGATGTAAAGGATATTAATTTATACGTAGAAGATGAAGATAAAAATCATTTATCTTTCCTTATTAATAAATATCACGATGATGTTTTCGTAACAGAAAATAACGTTGATGATTTTATAGATGAAGAAAAAGAAGAAAGTATTGATTTAGGAGCTGTATTGGTTAAAGATATAGGTGAAGCATTACCAGAAATAGTCCATTTACAAGACATAGCATTTTGTAATCAGAATGATATATTAAGCAGTCCTTTTGGTATTCTACATATCTTTTCTATTGATGAGTTAAAAGAGATGGAAAAGAGAGGCTGGGGAAATAGAGAGAACGGAGCAACACACACAATAGACGAGCTTATTACTTTAGCTATGAGTGATAGTGAGAACCTAACAAGCAGTGATATAGAAGTATATGAAATACACGGGACTCTACCTAAATATTATCTTAATGACGCAAATGATATTAGCGAAGAAAGAGAATATATTAAATCATTATATGTAATAGCATTTTATAAAGATGACGCAGGCGACCAAAAAGGAATAGTATTATTTAGAAAAGAGCAAAAACAAAAGATATTTAAACTATATAAACGAGATAAAATACATAATAGGGCAGTTGGAAGGGGTGGCATTGAAGAACTATTTGAAGACCAAGTATGGACTAACTACGGGCAGATAAACAAAAAGAACTTATTAGACGCAGCGAGTAAGACAATATTACAGACTGATGATGATACTTTAAAGGCTAAACATCCAACAGGACTTAGAGGAATGAAGAACCTAGAAATAGTTCAAGTTCAAGAGGGAGCAAAGATAGGACAGATTGATAACTATCCTCGTAATATAGCCTTATTTGATAAATGGAATGAAGAACTAGAAATACACGCTAGAAGCACAGGGGCAGCACAGGAGGGGATTTCAGGCGACCAGCCTAACTCAGGCACTCCTTTTAGAAGCCTTGAAAGGCAAACAATGAGTAGTCAATCACTACACGATTACAGGATAGGTAAACACGCTAAATTTTTAGAAGAATTATATAGAGATTGGTTTATACCTTATATTATTAAACAGATTACAGGCGGCGTTAAATGGTTATCTACTCTAGATTTAGATGATATGCAAGAGGTAAGTAAGAATATAATTAAAAGGCAAGTAAATAAATTAGTAGTTGATAAGATATTAGCTGGAGAACAAATAAGCGAAGAAGAAATAGCAGAATTTAAAGACAAGGCTACTAAGGAGTTTATGGAAAATAAGAAAAGATTTTTAGAGATATTAAAAGATGAACTTAAAGGAGCTAGTGTAGCAGTCAAGATAAACATAAGTGGAAAGCAAAAGGATTTATCGCTATGGACTGATAAGCTAGTAAATATCTTTAGACAGATTATCGGCTCAGTTAATCCACAGACAGGCGAGAGTATTCTTTCACAACCATCTTTTGCTAAACTATTTAATCAAATAATATCTGCTTCTGGAATGGAGCCATTAGACTTTGCTGAATTTACATCAGCACCAAGCCAACAGGCATTACCACAACAATTACAAACTAATACTGTTTCACAAGCAGAACAAATTAAATAACTATGAAATTACAAGACATTTTAACTCAACCAGAGATAGAAGCTATCCAAAAGTTTCTAGACAATAAGCCATTAAAGAATGGCATTAAGAAAGTTTTATTAAGTTCTGTTTACGAGCAAGGAACTATACCATTGAAAGGAGCTTATGACCCTAACTTTAACTTTGCTATGTCGCTTGTTTATGACTTACAGCAAAACATTGAGTATAAACTAAACAATGAAGAACTAGGAGAAAAGCTAAGAGCATCAGTCGCTGGTATTAGATTATTGCAACAAGGATTTAAAGATTTAGAAAGTTTAGGAGTTAAAGAAGAAAAGGTCGAAGAAGAAATTAATGAAGCAAGATAATTAATATAAAAACAATATGAAAACAACAACAACAATTTTACTCTTAATAGCAGTTGTACTATTAGGATTTATAGCATTTAACGGACAAGATAAAGAACCAACTAATTTTGGTAGTAGTATGGGCGATGTATATACTGCCAGTTCTACTGTTTATACAACAACAGCAGGAAAAGCGATTGTATTGACACCTAGAAACGAAGGTAGAGCTTGGATGACTATTACTAATATGACAGGTACAATTACTTACTTAGCACTTGGCAATGCAACAACGACACCTAATGATACACCTATTGTAGAAGACGCAGAATATACTATTTTAGTCCCTGCTTCTGGTATGTACACATTTGATGAAGATAATCGTTATACAGGGGCAATTATTGCTTCAAGTAGTGCGGCAGTAACCTTAAGAGTTACAGAAATTTATTAATTAATATAAACAAGTATGTTAACTGGGAAATTAAAATCTCTCAAAGATAATTTAAAAGAGAGATATAAAAAAGAACAAAAAGAAAAAACAAAAAAAGACGAAGGAAAGGTCGAACTTCGTAAAGATAAAAAATCTAAAGAAAAAAAATATGAAAAAAAGAATAAATAATGGGGTATTCTACGTAGTAATCTCATTAGCTTTAATGATTGGTGTAGCTGGAGTAGTTGGTGCTTTTACAGGCAACGCTAGTAGAGTTATTGAAAATGTAGAAGTTTATAACGAAGCAACACAGCCAGAAAGTTTTGTTGATGAAGGAAGATTGGGAGCTGTTCCTAGCCCAGATGTTTACCAAAGAATGAACTTCCACGCTGGTTATCAGAGTGGAGGCACAAGACTTGCAACATCTACGACAGCAGCAACTTATACCTTAGCAGTAGGAGATATTAAAGAAGATACTGTTTTCTGGGATGTAAATGTAGGATTAGATACTACAATTACAACTATGGCAAGTTCATCTTTGGCAATGGATGCAATGAATATTCCTAACGCAGGAGATACTAGAGAACTATATGTTTATAGTGCTACTACAACCACAGCAACTACATTAACTTTAGCAGCAGGAACTGGCGTAGATTTACAAAAGAACGAAGATACCGCAGACCTAGCTATTAATGGTTTAGATGTTGCTAAATTAATATTTATTAGAAAAGCAGACACAGACGTTATGCTTATTATGGAAGAATGGGTAGTAGCTGATTAAGTTCTCAATCTTTAAAATTGACATAGTGGTTATTAATCCACTTTTAAAAATTAACAAGGTTATTATTCCTAAAAAAAATAATACCATTTATCATTATATGGAAAACGAAAAAAATGAGGATATCCAAGAGGAAGAAGAATTGGAACTCCCTGTAGTCGCAGAGGGTGAAGAAGACACAACCGATTGGAAAGAACTGGCACTTAAACAACAGGGGATAAACAAAAGGCTTAAAACCAAAATGGAAAAAGCCAAAGCAAAGAAAGAAGAAAAGAAAGAAGAAAAGAAAGAAGCCTCTGAAAAGTCAGAACTTAATAAAACAGAATTTGACTATGGACAAAAGGCATACATCAACCAAACCTTAGGAGTGGATTTAAAGAATGAAAAAGAAGTAGCACTCGTTAATGATTATATTAACGCAGGCAAGACTTTAGATGATTTATTAACGAATAAACACTTTAATAATGACCTAAAAGACCTACAGGAAGCTACTAAGGCTAAAAACGCTATCCCTTCTGGTTCTAAACGTTCTGCTACATCTGATAAAACGGCAACGGATTATTGGATGGGTAAAGACTTTAAAGATGTTCCACAAGAGCATAGAGCAGAAGTTTTAAAAAAGACACTAGAAAGAGAAAGAAAACAAAGTATGTATGCTACGAAATAGTTATGTAAAATTTAGATGGCAAATACATATACAATAGCTGGGTCAGACCCGAATATAAACGGGGTATATCCTCAGCAATGGGAAACTCAGCTACAAACAAGGTTAGATAAGCCTGTAAATTGGAAAGAAATTTGCAAAGTTATCTACTCAACCTCATATATGATTAACAGTCCTTATATGAGCGCAGAAACACCTATCCAAACAGGAACTAGAGGAACTGCTTATGGATTTGGAGATTTCACTGTAATTAATGACCAGTTGAATATCAACACTTACAAACCAGTGCCTACATTTATTGATAGAGCAGATTTAGCACAAATGACTTTAGTAAGTCAGATGGAAATTGCTGATAGACAAGGAAAAGCAATTAGTGAGCAATTAGAAACTGCTGTATTAGCAGGACACGCTGGCTGGACTGATTTTGATAATTCTGACATCGGTGGATCTGCTGGAAACATTACAGTTTCTGTAAACAACATTGATAATATTATTAGAGGAGTTAAAAGAGAAATTGCAGAAAATAACGCACAAGATTTAGCAGACCAAAACGGAATATTTATCGTATGGCGTGCAGCTGATATGGAAAAACTTGAAGAATTTGCACAAGCTAACGGATTTGTTCTAGCTGATAAAGCATTAAAGAACGGAATTAAATCTGGTTATCACTTTATGGGAATGGACCACTATATATCTAACTCTCACACAGCAAATCATTTGTTCGGTGGAGTTAAAAAGATTATGACATTAGGTATTCTATCTACAACTTTCGGTAAGATTGTTCAGACAGAAGACCCTGCTCTACAATCTGGTATTGGTGTAATTTCTAGAGTTGATTACGGAATTAATACTCCAACAGGATTGATTACAGCGGTTTTTGATATAGCCGTCAGTTAAGGCTAACATTAGCTAAATAATATAATTTATTATTCCTATCGGATAAGCACTCCAAACCGCTTTATCCGATATGGTTTGGAAATAATATGAGAATATGTATAGGACTTTTATCAAATAGAGGATTTGAACAGCAAATGGTTTTATCATTAATGAAAATGATACACGCCTCTAAAGACTTAGATTTACATTTTGAAGTAGTGTCAGAAGGCTACACAATAGCAGAGAATAGAAACTGTTTAGCAGCTAAAGCTTTGCAGAACGGATGCACACACCTATTAATGATTGATGATGATATGATATTCCCTGAAGATTCGCTTAAAAGATTATTAGCACACGACAAAGATATAATTGCTATTAATTACCACCCGAGACAGATAGGAAGTGGTTATATGGTATGGAAAAAGGGAGACGCTAAACTTTCTAAATTAGAGAAAGAAGATTTGCCTAAAGAGATTTTTAAATGTGAAGAAGCAGGAGGTGGAACAATATTAATAAAAACAGATGTATTTTTAAAATTACCTAGACCTTGGTTTGATTGGGAAGTACACAAAACAGGAATGGTAAAAGTAGGCGAAGATGCTTATTTTTGTCATAAGGCTATTAAAAATGGTTATGATGTATGGTGCGACCCGACTATTAAGCCAACAGCTCATATTGGAAAATTTAATTTTTAAGGTATGGAATGCAAAAAATGTGGCAAATGTTGCAAGGATATAATGCTACCTTTCTACTTCGTAAGTGGTGATGTTAAAAGGTGGGTAGAATTACACGATATAGAAGCAATAACAATTAAAGGAATTAGTTATATTAAAATTAAAAATCGTTGTAGCAAACTTAAAGATGGTATGTGCTCAATACACAAAGATAGACCAGACGTTTGCAAAGATTATAAATGTATTGATAATTAATATATAAAAACTATGACAATAGCAGACCTCGAACAAGAAGCAAGGGATTTATGCGATGCTGACTCGACAAGCTATCCTGCGGCAACTATGCTTCGCAGGGTTAATTCAGCGTTAGAAACTCTTGTATCAAAAATAATAAATGCAGCAGGCACTTGGGAATATGATGACACTAATTACACAGATTTACCTATTGGCAAAGGAACTCTAGTAGAAGGTCAATCTTCTTATTCTTTTGCTAGTAAATATTTACAAATTAAGAACATTAAGATATTAGACGCTGATGGCACTACTTGGCACTTAATACATCCGATAGACCAGTCGCAAGTAGGTTATCCTTTAGAGGATGAGTTAATAACAGATGGGTTACCTTATAGATATGATAAATTAGGTGATACTATTAATCTTTATCCAGCACCAACAGCAAGCGATGTTACTTTAGCAAGTGGTATTAAAATTGAATTTACAAGAACAGCAGACTTATTTACTTCGGCACAAGTTACAACAGGAACTAAAGAACCAGGTATTCCTAGCCCTTGGCACGTTACAATAGCTAAGATGGCGGCGTTACCTTATTGTAAGTCTTATAAAAAAGACAGAGTAGCACAATTACAACGTGATATAGAAATGGAAACTAAAGAGCTTATTAATCATTATGGACAGCGTGAACGAGATAGTCGTAAAGTTATGACTATGGAAAGCGTGTCTTTTAGATAGTATGTCATTATCAATTTCAAACGAAAGCAAAAATAGTTTATCAATCT